TGTATTCACTCAGAGCTTGGATGATGTTCTCGCATTCGGATGAGACATAGAAATGCGGTCGGTTGACCGAATCTGCAGGTCTAGTGGTGTCCCATGACATCTTGCCAATAAGTGCCTGTAGTCCATCGTCGACGTCTAACCCTGGAGCTGGAATGCAAACCATGCCGGCATCATTCAAATCCTCGATAATAGAGGATGCCCCATCCGCTGACTGGTACTTTGCCGCTCCAAGCCGAGGGTCAATCAGTCTCTCAAAGATCTTCTCGTCACCCTCAAGCTCGGCAATCAAGTCCATATAGTCACGAATACCAAAACCCTGTCCTTTAGCCCCTTGTCCCGGCATCCACTTGCCACCCTTCCACTCAGCCCAGTCGCCTACATCGACACCCGGCCACTCACGATATACCCAAAATGTGCCAGACGCATCCACAGCAATCCAAGCCATAAACCAATTCTTTGCACCCGCCGGGTCAATAATCTGATAGCGAGTAACATTCGTAGTTGGGATCTCTCGTGCGGCGACAACATTGACTTCTTTATTGAACTTGGGAAATTTGGTGGCGTGGGACTTAACTGGAACCCCATACGCACGAATTAGGATCTCCTCCCGAGGCCTTCCAACTAGGGTCTCCTTGATTCGCGAGTAGCCACCGAAAGGGTTATCCTTGCTATGGAAGTAGTGTACGCTGGCGTTGCGCTTCTTACTCCGCTGGACATAGGGTACAAGCTCGCCGTTAAGCAGCTCAGCTTCAACGCTCTGGACGCTTGTAGCACCATCTAAGTATTCCTTAATAACTTCCGTCCACCCATCAATCGGGGTGAATGTCACCAGCATCTTGGAATTGCGGGTAGCAAGACGGAAGCGCAAGGTGTCAATAAGCTCATTACCAAGTAAGTACTCGTCGAGCCATACACCGATGTTATGCCACTGGGGGTCACGGCTACCAAGCTCCGCGCCTTCTAGGATAGTTGGGTTATTCTGATATTGAGAGTAGGTCTTAAAGATGATCTGTGACGCATTGGGTAGAATCAACGAGTTATCCGTGAACCCGTTCTTCTTCGTGTACGAGATGTAGGCATTAGCCGAGGTTTGCTTTGTCCTCATCTCATGCGGCAACCAGTTCCACACCGCGCTTTGTTGCTGGCGGATGCTCACCTCCGATGTCTGGGCAAAACAGAAGATCTCCGACTTTGGGTTTTCAATGGCGGCTTTGACCACGCAGTAAGAACCCCACGCAGTTTTTCCTGAGTTGTGCGACAACACTCCACCAATGAAGTAGTTATTGTAAATTGGCACATGAAAGTCCCAAACATCCTGCACATAGTTGTCCCTAGAAACTGCAATTACAACAAGTTCCATTGCGTCTGGCGACACCAGCTTGCTCCCTTCAAATGCCACAGATTCAGCGGGAATCCATCCGCGATGGTAGCAGAAAAACTGGTGGTTTGCGGTACAGGATATTTTCGTGCCGTCCGAAAACTCAAAGTGAAGCATGGCTTCTTCCTTATCTTTTTTGAACGGCTTACAAGCCAATGCCACTACGAATCCAAGTGACTTATCGTCCCACGCCCATATGTGGAAACTGCTTGGAATGTCTTTTACTTGGATGTGCTTGCCAGCGACTGGATCAAATATCTCTTGATGTCCTGCGAGACACCGATTTCCCCCAAGTGCCAGAACCTCAGAGACTTGCGCTAGTTGCTCTTCAGCTTTCTCCCAGTGCGGGAGCCTAAACCCGTAGCGGAATGGGTCTTTCTCAGCGTTCTCGATGGCCTCATGGTAGATTCGATGAAGCTCAATGAGATCATCCGGCTCCATCAATGCTACCTCGTCATCGCTGGGAGGCTGAAGAATTGGATGTTTACGCCACTGCATTACTTAGTTTTGTATGCGTCTGTCTCCATGAGGATGTCAACAATCCTGTAAACGCTTCCGCATTCCTCGCATCCAAATGTATCCTCCTCCGCTGGGAATGACCCTCTATTCCCGTCAACAAAGTGAAGCTCTCGACGCTTTTTGCAATGCTTGCATACGCCAATGAAGGGCTTGACGAACTTCTCTAGCACCACATTCCAAATTTTAGCGTCAAACTTCTCCGCTAGATACGAAGCGTAAACACTGGTGTGGCACTTGTGCTGAACGCCGTCATGCTCGACCATGTAGTGGCGAACGAGGTTGCCTCCATCCTTGAGGTAATTAGCGTATCTGGATTCTGGTTCTTGTATCATTCTACGATTTCGGCTTCTACCGCTTGAGCTTTGACTTTATTAGCAATCCTAGACTTTGCCTCCGCAATCATCTTAGCGGCATCGTCAATAGACGGCCCCTTTCGATGCTCAACAATGGTACTTGCCATGCCAGAGAGCTGTCCAGCCTTATCGGTCATAATGCCAATAGTCAACGCTAATCGGTCTGGAGAGATAGCCTTAAGCTGGTCTGGATCACGACTTAACTGTTCGGCTTTCTCGAAAAGCAGGTCTGTGTACTCAGCCGCAGCAATGGCGTAGCGTTTGGAGAACTCCTTGCGCTTTGACTCCAGCGTATCGTTATGCCTCCACTCCAGCGCACGGACAGTCTCATGCGTCACTTTGCACTTCTTGGCAATGACATTGATACGCCCACCCTGCGCCAGCATCCAGAGGATCTGTGCCGCCACATTCGGGTTGTAGTTCTCGATAGTGTTCCGAGGGAATTGTTTAGCCCTTTCCTTGACCTCAAGGAAGAACTCTTTCATCGCCTCTTTACTATCAATCGCTGATAGGTCTTCGTCGCTCATTTGGTCTTCTTGCCGTTTTTAACCTTAACGGCCCCAGAGTGCAACTCTTTTTTGAGCTTATTCTGTTGCGTCGAGGAAAGCGGAGAACCCTTGCTGAGCAGGTAGCCTACTTGCTTTTTACTTTTTGATTTCATAATCTTTGCCGGAAATTGATTCGCGTTTGGTTCCGTACTTCTCGCGGAAATCTTCATCATCCTGCGGAAGAACGCCGAGGTTTTCGACAATGTAATCCATGAATGCTGGGTCGTTCCGGCCAGTTCCAAACAAAGCACCAATGCCACGGCTCGTCGCGCTAGATGCGGTTATAGCGGCAGTAAGATTTTTGGCGTATTGTTCTTGAGATACCTCGTTTCTATATGCCTTCCTGATGAATGGCATCAATTGACCTCCAGCATACAACCATGATGCAATCCTGTGCTTAATCGGATCAGATAGCTTGCCAGCCATGTAAACATGCGCTCCAGATCCAGAGACGACACCCCTTGGTGACACCTGATCTGCCATAGGGCCAACCTCTCTTACTGAGGTGGCAACCATTGATGCATTTTTGAACTCATCGTAGAAATCATTACCAAGAACTGTTCTAATGTTTCTCTCAATTGTAGCCTTGTCTTTTCCCTTGGTTACTTCGCCAAGGAATTTGTTGGCATCCCACAGGTCGTTCCCATATTTGGTAATGTCGCCTTTGGGTTGATAGCGGGCGAACAGGTAGGAAACAAAATCGTTTCTAATTTCTTTCTTTTCTGTGTCGTTTAATTTGCCCATAATCTGTGATACATGAGCATTTGGTGCCGTAAACATTGCCTCTGGAAGCCGCGCATTCTCTAAAACGCCATTATGCCCTTTAAGCACCACATCAATTATCTTGTTGTTAGTGAAAGCATCAAGATCGCCCTTAGCTTTTGCTCGTTTTGCGATTAAGTCGGCGGCTTCATTGTAGCTCTTTTCCGACATTGTTGCACGAAGTGGCTCAAGATCACGCATTGACAACTTTGACGCATCAGCCCCATTTCTTTGAAGGGACTGATTTAGTGCGTTTAGCTTCTTAACCATTGAAATGCCGTAGTGCTCGTTTCTCTCCCCAGTATTTGGGCTATAACCAAACAACTCAGTAACCATCTCTTCGTCGAATTTGACTGGGCCACCAACCTCAATGCCATTTCTACCATTGAACCCGACCTTTTCAAGGTAATAATTAGCCATCCTGTTTCGCAATACAGCGGCTTGAGCTGGGTCTTCAACGGAAGCGGCTTGAATAATTTTTCTTGCGATTGTCGGATCTGAAATAGCTCTTGAGGCAACTTGGCTAGGTGTCATCTTCTGCTCACCGAATGCCTCTTTCAGTATTTGTCCTACAGATCCAGTCTCAAACCCTAGTCTTTCCTTGTACTTAACCGTAGCTTCATCCCACAGGCCCTTTAGCCCAGCTTGAGAATAAGACTCGTCCCTATATTTTTGCAAAGCTGTTTCAGCTTGGCTGGCTACTTGTTTAGGTGTTGCTTGACCAACAGCACCACCCTCTGGGACGGTATCCCGAACCAGTCTTAGGTATTTATCAAGACTCAATGGGTCAATCGGGCCAGAATTAAGCTCAAGTTGGGAGATCTCCTTCAATGTGCTTTCTAGCTTGTCTTCGCCAACCTTTCCTTCCGCAACC